CCGCGTTGGCACCGGCAATTGGAGCACTTGCGCCGGTCATTTCCACCATCGTTTCGGCATTCACCACCTTGTCGCCGGTTATCGGCATTATCGCCGAGGTGTTGGGCACGGTGTTGACTCAAGCCATTACCGCGCTTACGCCGATGTTTGACGTGCTTGTTGTGGCGGCTCAATTGCTTGCGCCTATCCTCACACAATTGGCAACGACCATTGGCGGGTTGCTTACTCAAGCCATTGCCATGCTTGCGCCGTACATTCCAATGATTGCCGCGGCATTTATGCAGATTTTGCAAGCGGTCATGCCGTTGTTGCCTATCATTATTCAGTTGGCGGGCACGCTCATTGGTGCGCTACTACCGGTGCTTGCCTCATTGCTACCGGCGATTATCGCGGTCATTCAGGTTGTAGCCAACATTGTTACCGCGCTTGCCCCGGTCATTGCCATTGTGGCACGTGTCATTAGCGTGTTTGCACAGCTACTTGGCACTATCCTCGGTTTTGTGGCCTCGGCGCTTGGTGCCATCATTTCGTTTGTAGCGGGCGTTATTTCCGGTTTTGTGTCCATGGCGGCAAGTGTGATTGCCGCGGTGGCCGGTTTTGTCTCGGGCGTGCTTGGGTTTATTGCCAACCTTGTGAGCTCGGCCATTAGCAAGTTTCAGAGCATGTGGTCTAGCACCGTAAGCGCATTCAGTAGCGGTGTTGGCCGAGCCGTTAGCGTAGTGGGCTCACTCCCCGGCAAGGTGCTTAGTGTGCTAGGCAACGTTGGTAGCTTGCTTGTGAGCTCGGGCAAGGCGCTTATTCAGGGATTCATTGACGGCATTAAAAGCATGATTGGTGCCGTTGGTAATGCGGCCAAGGCCGTGGTTCAAAAGGCGCGTGACTTCTTCCCGTTCTCCCCGGCTAAGGTCGGCCCGTTCAGTGGCAAGGGTTGGGTGCTGTATTCCGGCCGTTCCCTCGGTGAGGCATTCGCCGCCGGTATTGCCGATACGACCCCGGCGGCGGCGGGGGCTACGTCACGCCTCATGTCGGCGGCCTCGGCTAACCTAAAGGGGTACAAGGCGGCGGTAGGCGCCTCGGTCGGCACCGGCGGTTTTGGTGCACGTGGTGGCGTAGATACAAGCGTGAACATTGGCACGTTGGTTGCCGCCGACCCGACCGCGCCGTTGCGTGAGTTGGAACTTTTGCAGCTCAAGGCACGCATACGTGGAGGTATCGATTAATGGCAGGGCTTAAAGTTCGGTGGATTGACCACCGCGGCAAGGTGTGGCACCTCACCGAGGGCACCGAGGGCGTGGTGCTTGACCTTGGCCAACGCGGCCTAGGGTGGGCCGAGCTCAAGCACGTGTTCACTCATGGAGACCTACAGCACGCCGCGGCTACGGTAGGCCGAGGTATTCACACGTTCAAGGTGCTTGTCGGGTACGGCAAGACCGGCCAAGAGTACTACAACGTGGCGCATGAGTGGTGGGCGCTTGCCAATAGTCCTTTTGAGCTCGGCACGCTTGAGGTTGAGCGCCCCGACGGCATGGTGCGCTCACGCCGGTTGCGCCTCGCCGAGTCCCCCGACACGACGTATGACTATGACCCCGGCATTGGGCAGGATAATACGCCCGAGTTGTGGGCACTTACCGGTGATGGCTCATGGTGGTACGGCGTTGAGCAAGCGGTCAATTTCACCACCGCCAACGTCACCGGCGCTAATGCCACGCCATTTTATGGTAGCCAGGGCGCGGGGTGGCCGCTGTATATTAGTGCCCCCGGCGTGGCGCGTGACGCTTGGGTGAGCAATGGCGGCCAAGGCCCTATGTGGCTCACCTACACCTTGGTTGGCCCGCTCACCTCGGTGCTTATCGGGGTGACCGATTACGGGGTGCTTAGCTACAACGGTACGATTAGCGCCGGTGAGGTGGTTGAGATTAACACCGACCCCGCCAACCGGTATGTGACCGAGGTCAATAGCGGTGACAACCGGTACGGTTTTGTTACGGGCAAGTATGCCCCGGTGCCGGTTGGTGACCGTGTGGCGCTCACTATTCAGGCCGAGGGAATGACCAGCACGTCTAGTATCACGGCAACCGGTCGGGCGGCGTACGCTCGGGCATTTTAAGGGGGCAACGTGACGACGCTGTACAACACGCTACGAGGTCAAGATTACGACCCGGTGCCGGTTGAGCTGTGGACATGGCAGGGTGAGCGGCTAGGTAAGGTTGGCGCTTTTGAGTCCATGACCTTTAACACCACCGGCAAGCCGGGGCGGGCAAGCACCGCGACGCTTGAGGTATATCTAACCGAGCTCACCGCCGCCTTGCTACCGTGTGACGGTACCGTTCTTGTGGCCGCGCATTACAACGGCATGACGCTTTTGTATGTGCCGGTGACCGCCGAGGTGCACAACCTCAAGGACGACCCGAGCGTTGCGGTGTTGACGGTTCAGTGCACCGGGGGTTGGTCGTTCCTTGAGGGCGCCGTCACCACGCCGGGGCTCACCGGCAACACCGTGGATACACCTAATGAGTCGTTTGAGCTCACCGGTGACCTTGAGACAGTCGTCAAGCGCCTCATTAGCGTTGGGCAGTATAGAACCGGCCACCCTATTGTTGTGGTTCCTAGCTCGGGGCGCGGGCCGAGGGTCACCGCCACCGGCGCTTGGGAGACAGTAGGGGAACACGTCACCGAGCTACTTACCAACGTCGGGTACATGCTCACCTTTACCGGTTGGGTACCGGGTGACCCGCAACCGCTTGAGGATTACACCCTTACCCGCCCGTGCTACGTCGTTGACCTCAAGCCACACACGCCCCGCGTTGGGCTTGTGTGGTCGTACCTCGGTGGTGACGTCACCAAGTGGTCGGTGACCCGTAAACGAGCCTCGGCCACACGTGCCATTGCCCACAACGGCGCCGAGGATATTGCCGACCGTGAGGTGATTGAGGTGCAAGGCGTTGAGACGTCTAGCCCTTGGGCGGTACGTGAGATATACGTGCGCCACTCACCTAGTGAAGATGAAAACATGGACCCGATTAGGTTGCATGACGAGCTTGAGACCACCGCGGTGGCCAAGCTCACCGAGCTCGGCCCCGCGATTGAGGTCACCGCCTCAATTGAGGCGGCCGCCGGTTGGGAATACGGCACCGACAAGGTGACGCCGAGGCAATACACGGTTGGTGACGTTGCCACCATTGACTTGCCGGTGCTCGGTGAGTTCATGCAAGTCATTACCGACGTTGAGGTTGAGATTACAACCGAGGCGGTGACGGTGACGCCAACCGTCGGTACACCCGATACAATGGACGTGACCACGTACGACGCCTTGGCGGGCGTTGACAAGCGGCTCACACGATTAGAGCGAAAAGGGTAAACCATGGCACTTACAGCACTAGCCACGGCCAACACCACCATTGGCCCGAGCCAATACGCCGACATGGCGCAAGCCTTGGCGCCGCGCTTTTTGGTGGATACGCCGACCGCCCTACAACCCTCATACAGCTCGGGCACCGTCACGCTACAGCCGGGCGCATGTCTCATTGCGGGTACTCGGGTACGTGCAACGTCCACCGAGTCGGTAAGCGTGCCGTCGGTGAGCTCGGGCACCAAGGATTACACGGTAGTTATCCGTGTGGATTGGTCCAAGGGTACCGACGCGGCAAGCGTGGTGTGCTTGCCGACGACCACGGTGAACAATTCCACAAGCCCTAATACGTCGTACATTAACCGTATTCCGGGCGTGCTGTACGACGCGGTGGTTGCTACGGTGACCCGTCAAGCGGGATACAGCGCGGCGGTATCGTTTGTAGATTACCGAGCTTGGGGCGGTGACGGCGGCCCGCTACGTGTGAGTGACGCCGCCTTGCTCAACCCCTCAATGCTTGACGCCCGCGCGGGTACGTTTATTAGCACCGACAAGGGGCTATATACCAAGCGGCTTGACAATGACGGTGTGTGGCGCGCCGTCGGTACCGATTCTAACCCGTGGCGGGCGTGGACGCCTACCTTGCGGTACTATGATAAGACGGTACCCAATGGTACGAGCGGGGGCACGGTTGCCGGGCTCGGCAACGGGGGTTGGTCTACCGCTCGCTACCGCATTGTTGACGGTATGCTTGACGGCTATATCTACATTTCGCCGGGGGCTACCGGCGCCACCTTGGGCACCGGCCCGTTGACGGTGGACATGCCGGTGCCGTGCGCCAATTGGCAAACTGATACGTGGTCAATGGGGCACCTTTACACCACCGGGTACGGCGGTGACGG